GTGCGGAACCTACTGTGGAACGTGGAACACAAGGAGAACCTATTTTTTAACGTGTGCGTAGTAAGTCAATGTGATGCTGTTTTCTTAGCACATTGGCAAGCGTGCGTTGCCAGCCTCTCCCGGCCTTGTCATGCCCTCCCGCTCTCCTGCTATGTCGGGCGCGTTGTCGGCTTGTCAGCTTGTCAACTTGTCAACTTGTCAGCGGCTCCGGCCCTTTCGCCCTTTCGCCCTTTCGCCCTCACTCCTTCTCATTCCCTCCCGCCCTCCCGACCTCCCGCCCTCCGGCTCTATATAATATAGCGCCCCGGCTTGCGTGCGTTGTCATGCTGGCAATGTATGGCAACACGCGCCCCATTGAAAGTGTGCAATTCCTGCCCGTTTCCCGCTCTCTTTTCCGCCACGGTCAAAAGTATTTTTGCGCTCGTTTGCGTAGGTGAAACGTGGTTTTACGTTACCTTTTACAAACTTTGTTATTGACGCGGAAAGCGTGCGCGCCATGTTGTCCGCCGTTGCCAGTATTGGCAGCGAAAAACAAAAACCAATCCAATAATATGAAAACACTCGAGACACTTAATGCACACTCACTTCGCGCTCTTCTGCGCGAATATCGTAACGCACACTATGCCGCTGCCAGCGCCGCCGGGCTTGGCGATTCTGCCACGATCGGCAAATATAGCACGGAAGAATTGCGGCAGTGGTGCGAAAGGCTGGAAATTGACTGCGATACAATTCCCGCAACTCCGGCGCCTATCTCCGCGCCCGCTCTCACTGTAAAAGATTGCACGCGCATCAATCCCTTCCCGGAGGAAAGCGCCGGCGCTCTATTGCAGCGCGCGCTGGAAATGTTGACGCCGCAAGCCGCGCCTCTCGACGAAAGTGCGATCCGCGCGCTTGTTGCGGATGAAATGGAAAAAGCGCCCGCTTCTCTCGACATTGGCAAGGTATGCGAGATTGCCGGCGACATTGCGCGCGAAGTCTTCGAGAAATACACGCCGCGCACGGTCCGCGTTGAAATAGTGAAAAACGGCGAAACAGTAAAAACGGAAGGGCAGCACTTCCTTTTTCCGCTTGTCCTGAAGTTAATCAGCGCCGGCGTGCCGGTCATGCTATGCGGGCCGGCTGGAAGTGGAAAAACCACGCTCGCGCACAATGTCGCTCGCGTGCTGGAAAAGAAATTCGAGTTTAATTCCTACGGTCCCGGTATGAGTGAGGCGAAACTTTTAGGCTATAAAGACGCCGGCGGATCGTACCACTCCACCGCTTTGATCCGTATGGCAAAAGCCGGTGGCGTATATCTCGCCGACGAACTAGATCGCGCCGACGGTGCCATTGTTACCACGCTCAATGCACTGCTTGCCAATGGTCAAATTTCCACGCCGGAGGGATGTTTTGAAAAGCACGCGGAATTTGTTTTCATCGCCGGAACAAATACGGCCGGCACGGGCGCTAATGACCTTTACACAGCCGCGCAAGAACAAGATGCGGCTTTATTGGATCGGCTCTTTTTCCTCTCCATGCCATACGATGAAGCACTTGAAGAGCGTGCGTGCGGCTTGTCGCTCACTCCGCAAAAGCAAATTGCCATTGATGCCGGCGGAGTAGTCACGGCGGAAAAATGGCTTCTCGCAGTGCGAGCCGCGCGCCAAGTGTGCGCAGATCGTCAAATGCGACACACTATCAGCCCGCGCGCCTCTATTATGGGCGCTCGCCTTTGTGCGCAATTAATCGGCATTGACTGGCTGATTGCCGGGCTTTTGACGCGCGGCTTGCCGGCGGATGAAGCGCAAGCAATCGAGAGCGCCGCGCGTGCAATCCTCGCCTAAGTTTTCACCTTTCACCGATCAAATATATGGCACGTAAAAAAACAAGTAGCGCCGCAAAAGCGGGCGAATTTAAGACGTTCAACCGCGTCTTCAATAGCGTCAATGAATTGGCGAATTATTGCGATCAAACGCCGGCAATACATGGCGCATCATCGCGCCGAGAAGATGGGGTGTCTTTTTCCGGCGTTGAAAATTGGCAAGGTGCAATGCGGATCGCCCGCGAAGGCTGGCACGAGGGCGCGGCGCTTGTGAAAGCCGGATTGCAAAAGCAAACTGACAAGCGCGGATCGAAAGAGAAAAGCCGGCGGATCGTCCGCGTGCATGATGTAACTGGAGAAGAGCCGGACATTGCGCGCTTTCTTTCCGGCGATCCGGAGAACATGATTGAAAACCGCCGTGCGATTAAAAAGGGGAAAACCGTCCGCGTTATACGCGCGGGAGTCTCTTTTTCCGGTCAAGTGTCCGCCGATATCGTGAAAGAGTATGCGGTTGCCATAGCTTGCGCGGTTCAACGGATCGAAAATTCCGGCAATCGCGTTGAACTATGGGCGGAGAAATGCACGGCCGAAAGCATTGATTTCAACGGCGATCAATTCTCCGCGCTTCCCGGAGTTGTCTTCACTGCCAGCGTGAAGATCAAAAGCGCCGAGTCAAGGATCGCGCCCGCGTCAATCGCCGGCGCTTTTCATCCGTCATTCCAGCGCCGCTTCATGTTCGCGCTCTTAGAGCGGGAAGCGGGCGCTTCATTCCTCGCGCTTCAATCTTACGGTTACAGCGCGAACAAAGGAAAGCAGGCCGGCTATCTCACAAGCCGCACGGCATTTCAATTCAACTCACAAGTGCGGGAAGCAATCGCAGAGATCAATAAAGCAGCATAGCAAGCGCCCACGCGCGCCCGGAGCCTATGCGCGCCGGGCGCGAAGGGCGCTGGCAATCCGCCGGCACCGTAAAAACCTAAACACACACTAAAAAATGCACACACTAGAAAAAAACCAGACGGATCGCGCGCTCGCATTGCTTGCGCTCACGGAAATCATGGCAAGCGGGCGCGCGCCCGGTGCCACGGATGAAACATGGCGCGCCTTTATCAGCGCCCGGCAATCTGCCACGCTATCAGACGACGAAAAAACCGCCCTTGCCAAGCGGATCGCCTCGATGCCCGGCACGTATGAAACCGACGGACAAGGGCGCGCGGCAATCGCGCATTTGCGCTATTTCCTCCCGTCGGCGGGGAGTCTTGGCGGGGAGGACTCTCGGCGGGGAGTCTTGGCGGGGAGTTCTCCCGCGTGGTATATCACCGAGCGCGATAAAAGCGCCGACGATGGCGACGGCAATGCGCAGGCATTCGGCCTTGCCGACCTATACACCGACGGCGGGGAGCTTGGATACATCTCGATCCCTGAGTTGCTGGAAAACGGCGCTTGGCTCGATCTGGCATTCACTCCCAAACCATTGAGCGCAATTTGAACGCTCCCGATCCGCTTCCTCGCCTCGGCGGGGGAGCGGCGGGGAGTTGTCAACCTGACAAATCCAAAAAAACTAAACACAAAAAACACAAAAAATGAAAACGATCCTAAGCAACTACATCAACGGAAATTTGACAGCCGCAAAAGACGGCGCTCGCCGTTATTCACTGGCAAAGCTCGCCGCGTATATCGCAAACAACTACATTGCCGACACGAGCGCGGCGCTGGCGATTGCAGAATACTTGAAAGGCAAAGGCACTTTTGACAATGCGTGTCAGGTCGAGTTTGCCGCGCGCAAGTTAGACCGGGCCGCGCGCAGTCTTTACGGGTGCTCATATCGCTCGTTGCCGGATGACGGGGAGCAGCAAGACGCCGCTGCCGCCTATTCACAAACTTTTTGAACGCTCCCGATCCGCTCTTCCCGTCTCGGCGGGGAGTAGCGGCGGGGAGTTGTCAATGACTGACAAATCCGCAAACCTAAACACACAACCAATCAAAAAATGAAAACACAGACAGCACACACAAAAGCGCAATCCATATTTACCCAGCTTAAAAAGCTAACACTCAACCAGCTAAACTGCGTGCGCCGCGATCAAATTCAAAAGCGACCCGGCTTTTATATGTCAACGCCGAACAAAACCACGCTGATAAACCACATCCTGTCAACCGCGCGCCAGTTCAATGAGAGTGAGTTAGTCCGCGCCGCCATTGCCCGCGCCACTGGCGAGAAGGGAGGGAAGTAACATGAGCACGATCACACGCGAGGAAATCCAAGCCCTGCAAAACATGGCAAACCACGCTTGCCCCGGCGCTGTCGTTTATCAGAAGCAGGAAACCGATAAGCGAAAGAAAATCCCGCTCTTTTTCGCAAGTATAGGAAAGGAAACCACGCCCTGCTTTAGATACGCGCAACTAAACTGCTATCTCATGGGATACGCGAAGGGGAAGGCGGTGTCAGCATGAGCCGCAAGCCTCAATCCCGGCAAGCCCTTTGGCAAGCCGCTAGAAAGGCGCGCAAGCTATGCTGCCAGTGCGGGAAACGCCCCTTGGCTACGTCGAATCACTGCCGGACTTGTGCCGATACGAATAACGCAAATGCCTTGGTAAAATACCACCGTCGGCGGGGACATTACACCCCGACTGGCGGGGAAGGAGGCGCGCAATGAAATCCACTCGCGTTAGAATCATGCCGCAAAGGGGCGCGGACTGTTTCAAGTCCCGCGAGGTATGGCTTGCGGAAGCTCTAGGAGCCTCATGGAGCCATCGGCGGGGATATACCGTGGCAAGTCAGGAAAGGGCGAATTTGTTCGCGCTGCTGGCGTCTGCTAAAGTGACGGCATCGCGCAAGGTATTTGCCAGCGACAAGCGCCCCTACACATTCCAGATGCCGAATGGCGGGGAGCAATACACGCTTGCGGAGATCCGCCGCGTAGTCACTGGCGGGGAGGTATTGCCATGAACCTCGCATCCATCTTCATCGAATGGGCGTGGCAAGCTCACAAAGACCGTTGCCGATACCGGGCTTGCGACTGGCAATCTATGGCAGAATGGAGCGAGGGAAGGCGCGATGCACTTTTGTCAGCCGCTAGAATGTGCCGAGACGAAGAGAAAGCAGCCTTGGCGGGGATGGGAGAGCGATGAAACCGCCATTGGCTTCTACTCTTTACCCGTCTCGGCGGGGTGTGCTATCCTCGGCGGGGAGTCTTGGCTTCTATGATGGGCGGCAGCTGGGTTGGATCGCATCCATCGCTTTCTCTAGCTTGGCAATTTGCCACTGCCTCGCCTTTCTAGCAATCGGGTCGGTTTCTTTCTCCTGCCTTCTCAGTAGCCTTTTGCGCTTCCTCATTAGTCCCTTGATCTTGCCATCATTGCATCCTTGGCGGGGAATGGCTGATTTGCCCTTATTACTTGCGCGAATTGCCAGCTTCCATTCATTGCTTCCGGGATGCAACGCTTTCGATCTAGGAGCTTGCGGCACATTCACAAAAAACCGCCTGTATTTCTCCGATAATTCGTCGGCTGGCATCTTGTGCGATCCTTCCCTGTGAACCATCCCATGACACGAATCACACAAGAGAACCAAGTCGTCCAAGGCCGTTTCTTGAAATGTCCTGCGGTAAATCCAATGGTGACATTGCAGCGCGCTCTCGCTTTCGCAAATGACGCACCTGCCGGAAAACCTAGCATGACAAAGCACGCGAAGGTTTTGCCAGTGGTCAGATTCTCTATAATCAGCGTATGTTTCTTTGCTCATAAGGGTTTAGCGGGTAATGGTGAGACCGGGGCAGCAATCTCCCTACCTAAAGGAAGATTGCTGTTAAGAGCTTCGCGGTCTAAAGGAGCCGACGCGGTAACAGTTTCACCAGTCCGAGCGCGATGGTCGATCTTTGCCTACGCTTGGCCTTCTTTCGTGGGCCTGACTGGAATCTCTCAGCTTGCGCTGAATCGTATTAAGTTGGCAGTGATAGTGATACCCTTCCAACTCCATCCCTTCGGCGGGGAGTCCTTTTCAGGTTTTTTCCATAGTCGCCGGATAGAACAGCGCCCGCTTACACGCTTGGAGCATCCACCAAGAGGCCGGAATGTGTCTCAATGCCACTTTAACCGTCCGCTAAAGCGGGAAATGGTGTGGCTAAAATTGATTTTCCCTTAGATGAATTACACCTACGGCACAATACTTGAAGATTTTCAGTGCTGGAGTTTCCGCCGAGAACTACGGGGATGATATGATCTATCGTAAGGTCGTCTGTTGATTCGCATATCTTGCACGCAAATCGAGACGCTGAAAATAATGAATCACGAAGAGACTGATTGCGAAGAGTGGCGTTTGCCTCCGCTCTGGACTGCTCGTAATTGGTTTGAATTACAGAAGATGCAATTTTAACAACCTCGCATATCTTAGTGTGAAGGCTGTTCATTTTCAGAATATCGCGCCGGATGAACGAAATGCTTAATTTAACAACCTTTGCGGGCGCGTCTTTCAGTCTGTCCAGATCGTTTTGGATATAGCGCCAAATGGAATCATACTTTTCGCTAGTCCGCTTAATTCTGTCTCGAATTTCCTTTGCGTATTTTAGCGCGCCTTTTCTCAGCTTACTGCCAACATAATTTTCCAGCGAATTGACCTCAATGGACAGCGCGGATGTAGGGCTAATGTCGCGAGACATGGAAATCCCTGCGATTTGAGCATTGAAGCATTTAGGGCAAGACGGAAGCCGCACCTTCATTTGATCGACCATTAGGAGTGTCTTTGGCCTTAAAACCTTGCTTGTTATTACACTGTCAGTTTTCCCGCAATTATGGCAAGCAACACCCCGCTCATGTGATCCCCCTTGGGTTGAATCAAGGGACATGGCGGGGCGAAAGTTGTTGGTTTCCGGGATCATCGGATTAGTTGTGCGGCGACAATACGTCTTGGCGGGAAGTATTCAAGAAAAATCTTTACACCCATCCTCGGCGGGAATGGGCTGATTATTCGCAAGGTGTGGCGAGTAAAAGGCGAAATGCCGCTCAAGTCGCATCGCGTGGCGAGATAGAGCCGCTGAAATAGCGCCCAATTTTGTTTCAATCGCAATTTATTTTTAGCAGCGTTTACGTAGGGGAATTAAAGAAAAGCGTTAGCGAGTGCAAAAATAATTGTTGACCAAATGAAATGAGCCTGCTTTTCTCCACCTTGTGATTACTTCACTCATCAACGGCCAAGTTCGCCAGCCCTCGCAAGAGGCGGACATTCGCGTTCTGCCATTCGACTTTGCTGCTACGGAAATCACCGTTGAAGCTGCGAGCGAAAAAGGACGCGGCTTTTTTGCTTCCATGTTCGGGGCGGGCGCGGTGTCCGTGAACATGAAGAAATCGGCAGCGTTCGATTTCGAGAAGTTCGCGGAACAGAAAGGCATGGTGCTGGCGTGAAACACTCGTTTCGCAATTCAGCGGGCGCGGAAGTGTTAGTTGACGGCAAGATGACGCTTGCACAGCTAATCAAGGCAGGCGTTATTTCTATCCGCCTTTGTCACGAAAAAGACCCGATTGAGTTGAATTGGTGGCGCGAGTCCGGCGCGGTGGATTGCGAGCACTGTAAGGGCCGCAGCAAGCGAGACAAGGCCAAGTGCGCGCTTTGTAGCGGCACTGAAAAAGCCGTGCCGGAATCTTCGTTTTCTGAGCAATTCGCAAAGGAAGTTTATGAAGAGGGCAAAGAACCGAAGGAAACCAAACTATAAAACACACACACCCAATCACCCAAATGAAAACCCTACTCTGCATCCTCATCATCACATCATCCGCCGCCAACTGGTATTTTGGCTACACCGTCGGCCTGTCTTGCGGTCAATCCGCGAACGCTACGCCCCCGCCAGCGCGTCCAGTCAAAAAACCAAAGACTAAGCCCGCGAATCCCTCTTGGCGGGAACTAGACGGGGACAGTCTTTTGCCAGTGCGCGATGAATACGCTGACAAAAGCCGCGAGCAACTTGAATCGCTCCTGCTTTTTGGCAATGAAAGGGTGAAGTTGAACCTCTCCCGCCGTAGGTAAAAGCAGATATTTGAAAATAGTTCTTGCAAGCTTTTACTAACTAGCTACAACTCGAAACAGTCAATCAAATCACGAATGAAAACCGACAACATCAAATGCTCAAAATGCTTAGGCTCCGGCCTAGTGCCAAACCCGAAAACCATTGGCAAGCGGCTTAAGAAACTCCGCAAAGACGCCGGACTATCGCTGACAGCCGTAAAGACCGCCCTTCGCGTCTCGCACGGATACGTCTCGCTGATGGAATCCGGCAAGGCTACAATCACAACGGCGAGGGTGCGCCAGTATCGGGACGCGGTTGCAAAGCTATCAAAATCCAAATGAAAACCATCGAAGAACTACACGAAGAAGCCGCCGACAACTTAGCCGCATGGCGGGCAACTCAATTTCACCGCTCGGCGCTTTGCTTTGTCATTGTTCTTATCGTCACGGCACTAGCTTTTGCCAGCTTGATTTAATAAAACACCAAACCAAACCAATGAGCGAAAATAACCACCAAAAAGCCGCACTCGAAGTATGGGGCGCGATTCCATACGAAAGGCGGCAGACTACAACTCGCGCAGACTTCATCACCGCGTTCACCCTTGGCCGCGTGTCAATGAAAGCCTGCTTCGACAAGGCGGAGTTGCTGCACCCGAATGATGAGCCGAAACCTTTCACCCCGGAACAAACAAAAAACTGAAAACACCTATGTCTAAACTAAAAGCAAAAACACCGGGCGAAACTGCACCGGGCCACATCAAGCAACTTCTATTCGGGCCTAGCGGCGTCGGGAAAACATGGTTCGCCCTGTCATTCCCAAAGCCCTACTATATCGACACGGAAGGAGGCGCAGACCTCGCGCACTATCAAAAGCGGCTGGCGGGCGCTGGCGGCGTCTATATGGGGCCAAATGAAGGCACCTTAGACTTTGACACGGTGATCGGACAGATGCAGGCGCTCGCCACGGAAAAGCACGACTACCGCACGCTTATCATTGATAGCGTCACGAAGCTCTATCAGACTTGCATCGCAAACGAAGCGGAGCGCCTTGGTGATAAAGACGCCTTTGGAGCATCCAAGAAACCAGCCGTCGCCAATATGCGTCGGATGATTTCATGGGCAATGCGACTCGATATGAACGTCCTTTTCGTCGCTCACGAAACGAACGAATGGGGGTTGAACCCAAAGAGCGGACAGCGCGAAGAAATCGGCAAGTTGCCGGACATTTTCGACAAGCTCATTTACGAGTTGGATTTGACCTTGCACCTTCAAAAGCGCGGGCCGCAACGTGTGGCAATCGTCCGCAAGTCTCGCCTCATTGGATTTCCAGAGTCCGATACATTCCCTCTGGAATACGCCGACTTTGCATCGCGCTACGGCAAAGACTTTATTGAAGCTGAAAGCAAGCCAATCGTGCTCGCCAGCGCGGAGCAGGTTGCAGAAATAACGCGCCTTCTCGACGTTGTGAAGCTCGCAGACGGCGAGTTTGAAAAACTACTCACTAAAGCCAATGCCGAAAGCATTGCAGAACTGAACGAAGAACAAGCTGCAAAAACGCTCGCTTGGCTGAATAAGAAAATCACCAACTAAACTAACCAAAAATAACCATGCAATTCACACCGAAAACTGTAAAGGAACTACAACAGGAAGCCGAGCGACTGCTTTTGCCGGCGCGAAAAGAGCCATATCCCGCAACCGTCGAATCCGCCGTTGATAAAACGTCGAAAAGCGGAAACGAAATGATAGAAATCAAGCTCAAGGTGTTTGCCGATGACGGCTCGCATCGCATCGTGACCGACTACCTCATGGAAGCGATGGCGCACAAGCTGTTTCACTTCGCGGAGGCAACGGGCAATATGGACAAATACGAATCTGGCACGCTTTCATCCGATGACTGCGAAGGCAAAGAGCTATTCGTGAAAATCGGCATTGACCCTGCGAATGGTAACTTTGCCGCAAAGAACGTGGTGAAAGACTATTCCTCACCACAATCAGAGTTGAGACACGCGGCGACAAAAGAAGAGCCGAAAGCCGCGCCGAAGTCTGCGCCGAAACCGCCGAAAGATGCCGACTTGGATGTTTTGGCAGATTCGGATATTCCGTTTGGTTTCACCTTCGCCCCGTTCATCGCGGGACTGGGCGCGGCTGCTTCGCTATTCGCATGAACCACTTTCCCACCGTGCCTATGCTGGCCGATCCGCGAAGTCTCCGACCTAATCGGTTTCTGAGCGGCGAAGCGATGCGAAGCACTAATCCACTGCGTATGCGGGGGAGCGCATCGGCGGCGGGACTCTTTCAAATAAAACACCATGAACAATACAAAACAAACTATTGAGTTTACTGAGTTTCCGAAAATCGCACGCCTATCACGGGAAGTGATAATTAGTGAAAAAATAGATGGAACCAATGGGCAAATCTAAATCGGCGAGGATGGCGAGTTCCTTGTCGGCTCTCGCTCTCGGTGGATTACGCCAGATAATGACAACTACGGCTTTGCTCGCTGGGCAACTGAACACCGCGACGAACTAATGACGCTTGGCGCGGGGAGGCACTTTGGCGAGTGGTGGGGACAAGGCATACAGCGCAAATATGGAATGGCTGAAAAGCGATGGAGCCTGTTCAACGTGGCGCGATGGTGTGTCGCGGGAGAAACTCCGCAACGCATACCAACAGCCGACCCTCGTATTGTTAAAATGCAGGAGATTTTGCCCGCGTGCTGCTCGCTAGTGCCCGTGCTATATCGCGGCATATTCACGACAGACGCCTGCGAAGCGGCAATCGCCGACCTGCGGTTGAACGGCAGCAAGGCCGCGCCCGGCTTTTTTAAGCCTGAGGGCGTTGTTGTCTTTCACGTTGCCGCGAATATGGGTTTCAAGAAAACACTCGAAAGGGACTACGTGCCGAAAGGAGTCATCAGATGAGCATCCTAAAACCATCCACCCCCCGCCAAGAGCGAACCACAGGAAGCGCGGCGTCACACCGAACGGCGGGGCGCAAGCTCAAGCCGACTGAGAACTACTTTCTGGCACCGCTTTTCGACAACAAAGGGAATCCACATTGGGAGAGAAAGATAAAAACTAAATGAAAACTATACTGTATATCGTTTTTTCGCTGTTGCTTTGTCCGCTCTGGATTGTCGGATTTGTCGCCAGCTTAGCTCGATCCATATTCATGGCAGGATGGATCGTTGCGGACGACTTTGTTATGGAGCGATTTTAACAACCGACAAACAAGAAAACCAAATGAACCATCCCGAACTCGATTTTGCGCGATACCCCTCGGTGCCGGGCTACAAGCGCGGCGGCACATCCAAGGCGGCTGCTGATTCGATGCGAACGAAAGCGCCCACGTTGCAGCAAAAGGTGCTAGATGTTCTCTTTCATCAAGACTTGACCGCTGACGAGTGCGCGGCGGAAGTTGGCAAGTCGCTTTTGTCAATCCGCCCCCGCCTCACTGAATTGCTCGCGCTTGGTAAGATAGCCGACACGGGCACGACACGAAAGAACGAAAGCGGGAAACAGGCAACTGTTTGGAGGGCGGTATGAGCGCATTTATTTCACTTAACTCACCCGCTGCGGGCAGAGGGCGCGCAATCTAATCACTGAAAATCTATGAATAAAAACGAACCTATCGAACCGGAGCGGCCCGCAGTTAGTGGTGCAATGACTGGTTCGGCCATTGGTGAAGCGGAGAAAACGCGCCGAAGAAACATCCTCGGCGGAATCAATGTCGAAGACGGGATGTGGGCTGACTGCCTCGCCATCGCGCTACTGTGCTATTTCGAGCGGCACATGGACTGCCCTGAAGACGCTGAAAAAGACGACAACGGAAACAACCAATGGGCCGTGGATAAGACCAACGCGGCGCTTGACCGCATCGCTGCGGAGTGCTGGCCGAACGCTGAGGGTGAGCGACAGGCTCCGGCACAATCACGGAAACCGATCGTAAACCAAACGACATGAAGACCAAGAAAACCGCTCGTAAAAAGAAAGGCAAGGAGCCTGTTCGCTGCGCTGGCCTGTTTGGGCCGCTGGACGGGACTCCGCACGAAGGAATAACCGCGAACATGGTTGCCGAAGCTATTGGTGAGACATGGAACTCAATTCGTCCACGCTTCACTTCGCTGTCAAATCCAAATCCAAAGACGGGCGATCCTGCTAAGATTTACGACACGAACATTCGTCGCCCTAACGCCAGCGGGCGCATGGCAACTGTTTGGAGGGCGGTATAATGAAACTACACGAAGCATTTAAGCAAAGGGCGGCGGCGTGGCTATTGGAAAAAGAGGCCGACTTTGGGCCAATCGTTGCCGATGAAATACAAACCATTAACAACACTTGGAAAGAGGTGTTTGACGCACTACTTGCAGAGCGCGATAAATACAAGGCCGCGCTAATCAAGATAGCCAAGCCAGCAATCGGCGGAAAGCAGCAGCAATACGACGCGCAGGAGGCTTTGAAATGACCACCCCGATCACGCCAGCAATCCGACGAGCGATGGAGCGACCGCCCGTGCATCGCAATGACTTTTCCAGCCTGACAAATGCTGACAAGGACGCGCTTTTTAAGAATGGGATTAAAATACTTTATGCAAACACTTACACTGATAATACCGGGACGACTGCCGCTATGGAACGCAATCCTAGCGATGCACCATTGGAAGCGAAAGAAGTTCAAGGACGAACAGATGGACGTTTTCTTGTCCGCGTTGAAAGCATCCGCAAAAGACTGGCAGACGAGGACGGGCTGTGCGAAAAATACGTTCTCGATTGCTGCCGATACGCTGGCCTCATACCAGACGACTCGCCAGAACTGTGCAAAGTCGAAACGAGCCAGCGCAAAGCCGCGAAAGGCGAGGAAGAGCACACGCAAATCACGATAACTTACCCTTAACAAAACCGCGCTGTGCATACGCACTTCGCTCGAATTGAGTCTGGGTAGGAAACAATCGAGTGAACAGTTGCAACGAAAGTTGGCTGGCGCGACCTTTTTACAAACCAATGAAAACAGAACCAATAACCTACAAATTCACCACGTTTCAACAGTTAGTTGACCGTGTTCCTGCTGACAAAATCGAAGAGTGCATGATGGAGCTTGCGCGAGTTCTCTCCGCTGGAAAACTTAGTTGCGTTGCTGTCTGCGAAATGGCAGGAATCTCTCCAATTCCAGAGCAACTATTCCTTGTGCCCGACGAGTTTGAATGGATGGATGACGGCAAAGGAGAATTGATTGCCAATATGCAAGCGCCAAACGGCGAAAACATTGTTGCGATAGACGTAAGCCTTAAACGCTAATGAAAACCAAAACACCACGCCCCCGACGCGAGAGCTATGCCAAGATGATGCTTGGACTGGCAATGACAAGGCTCGCCCGCCTGAACGCTGGCACGGCGCAACTCCACGAAATCACGATTGCCGCGAAGGAAATTGAGCGGTGGGAGAAAACATTGGAGGGCGAATCTTTGCCGCTGATACCAGCGCGGAAGTAGCGCAGTAAAAACAAAATGAGACACGTATTTTCACGCCTTCATAATAATAAACATTGACAAATATAGAATAATATGAATAATCACCGCATGAATAAAAACATTCCTCCGCCACCTGAGCGGATTCACGTTCGCAGACTTGATGATACGCTTAAAAGCATTAAGCCGGGATTCTCTGTTTTGGTGGACGCTGAAACCGCAAGGTGTCTTGTCAATTACGGCAGATACAATAAATGGCGCATGACTCAGCGCGCAGAGGGAAGCAAGGTTAGGGTTTGGAGGCTGGAAGAAAAATGAAGCCTCCCGCGTTTCAATTCTATCCCGACAACTTTCTTGGCGGCACGGCCCTGTTTTCATGCGTTGAAGTGGGCGCGTATATTCGACTACTTTGCTATCAGTGGGATTTGGGCTTTCTTCCGAACGACACCGCTAAGTTGTCAGACTTGGCAAGGTGCGGGCAAAACGAGATCAACGCAATCACTCACAAGTTTGCTTTGTGTCCTGACGGCAAGCTGAGAAACGAGCGCATGGAAATTGAAAGAGAAAAGCAGCGTTTGTATCGCGCCGGACAATCGGCCAAAGGCAAGGCTTCCGCTAAGGCTCGGTTCAACCACGGTTCAACCACGGTTCAACCGAGTGGGCAACCAAAGGCTCAACCAAAGGCTCAACCGAATAGCAACTCTCCGTCTCCGTCTCCGTCTCCGTCTCCATCTCCAATCTCCGATCTTCATTCTACTGAGAGAGAACCATCCCAAAGCAGCATCGTCGAAGCCGCTCCCTCTCTCGCTGACTTTTTGAAATACACTCGCAGCCTTGGCGTTCCTGATGCCTTCGCTACCGACAAGTATCACGCCAAATGTGAATCTGGATGGCGCGGACGGTGGCAACCATACGCAACCCGCGTGCTTGGCTGGTTTCGAGAAGGCCCGCGACACAATCAGCCCGCGCCAAAGCCGCGCTCAACTGGCATCAAAGAAACCCCGATGGACAAGCTGCTCCGCGAAAACGAGGAAATGTTCGCAGACGGCGTGCATCCTGACAAATGGCGCGCAGCAAACCCCGGCAAAGACTACATCAAATGCAAACCTTAGACTCATTCCTTCCTGACATTCAAAGGCTTTTGCCACAATGCGCGGAGACAGAAAAGGCCATTCTGTCGTCGCTAATGCTTTCACCCGTGGAAGTGTATGCCATGTGCAGCGAACAAGGAATTTCCGCTGACTTTTTCCATATTCCAGCCCATGCAACTACATACGGCGTTTTGGCTTCACTCGCGCAAGATTCAAAGCCATTCGACTTCATCACGGTCACTGGCGCACTGCGCGATGCCGGAAAACTGGAAAGCGCAGGGGGCGCGCCATTCATCACCGAGATTGCAACGTTTTTGCCAACGGCGGCGAATGTGCAATACTACCTAGATATTTTGCGGGAAAAGCATCTGATGCGTCAGATTATCCGCGTTGGCACTCATTTTGCCGCCAGAGCATACACAGACACTGAAACGGCGGAAAACCTCGCGCATGAGGCCCACAGCGCACTCACTGGCCTATTGGTAAAGAAGTCGAAACGCCAAACGGTAAAGGAAACCATCCTTGAAATCGTGAAAGAGCTTGGAAGCGGCGAAGCGGACGGCGAGATTGTCAAGACGGGCGTAATCGGAGTGGACGGCGTGCTCGACCTCTACCCGGGCGATTTGCTCATCATTTCCGCGCCTACCAGTTGCGGGAAATCGGCATTGGCAAACCAGATGCTCATCACGGCGGCGGTGGAAAACGGCAGTCGCGTAGCTTTCTACCCGCTCGAAATGCGCCAAAAGCAGACGCTTAAACGGGCAATCGCTGTGCGTAGCGGGAACAATCCGAAGTATGTCCGCACGCTGCTAAACAACGCCAAACACCCGGAAGCGCAGAGCTACGCCAACGCCGCCGCCGAAAGCCTTATGGCCGCGTGCGCTGACCTAATCAAAGCACCGATCCACATGAGGGACGATCTTTATTCGCTGGAAGCCATTATTGCAGACATTCGCGCAGAGCATGGCGTGCGCCCCTTCGATTTCATTTGCGTTGACTACCTGCAACTCATTCGATGCCAAGGACGATTCGAGCGGAGGCAACTTCAAATTGCAGAAATTACGCAACGACTAAAAATGACGGCGAACGAAATGAATTGCGTCGTGATCGTGCCAAGCCAGCAATCACGCGACGGCTCAACAAGGGAGGCGCAAGACGCCGAAATGGACGCTTCATCGCTTATCAAAATCCACGCGGATACCGAGAGCGAGGACGTGAAGCCGGGGCGAATTGAAATCTGGAAGCAGCGCGAGGGAGCGAGACACGTTGACTTGAAGCTGAAATTCAACGGATTGCTTACTCGATTTGAACCCGAAACATAAAAATGGAAACTAAAAACAGACTATTGACAGCACTTGTCAGCATCCCGCCAGAGCGCAATCCACACAAGCGCGAGGCCGCCGTGCAAGCCCGCATTGCAGCCATGATGCGCGCCCTTGTGTCGCGCTCGCCAATTAACCCAAATCCATGCCGTCCACCGAAACCATAGAAAGCCTGCGCGCAGAGATTGCCGCACTTACCGCCGAGCGCGATACGCTACTGCAAAAGCATCGCGCAGTGTGCAAGGCGTGTGCGCTTCTCGATACCGATCCGGCTTCTACAATCGAAGCGTTCCTAGCCAAGCACTCAAAGAAATCTGCAACCTAATCAACGAAATATGAGCACGCAATCCCGCTACGAATACCACGCCGACCGCGCACTTGACGCCGATCTTGCCGAGACAATCGCCGCCGCTTGCTGCGAAAATTGCGGGCGCGAGCTTGTGAATGACAAGTGCGAGAAGTGCGAGAAACCTTTAGAGAACCACGAATGAATATCAAATTTTCAAGAGAATGGGAAATGCCGTCGCATGACACATTAAGCATCCATCCGATCAAATGCTTTGCGATGCGCTATTTGATCAACTCAAAAGTATCCGTTGATCCGTTTGCGAGGAACTCCCGCCTCGCCACGTATCGAAACGACCTTAATCCAGATACCGCCGCAGAGTATCACATGGACGCCTTGGAGTTTTTGTCAAAGCTGGCAGCCGATGGAGTGAAAGCGGATGTTGTAATTTTCGATCCGCCGTATTCGTCGCGGCAAGTTGCAGAGTGTTACGCTCAAATTGGACGCAAAACAACGCAAGAGGACACTCAAGGAAAAAGCTGGAAGGACTGGAAGGCGGCAATCGTTCCCGTGTGCGCGGAGGGCGCAGTTGTTCTATCGTTTGGGTGGAATACGAACGGAATGGGCAAGAAAAACGGGTTTGAAATAATTGAGATAATGACAGTCGCCCACGGAGGCGTTCACAATGATACGATATGTGTAGCCGAAAAGATGCTACCAAAAGAAAAGACACTTTTTAACTAAACCAAAAACACCATGACAACAGACACACTATTCAACATCGAACCAACGAAACCGACGAAGCTGCAAGCCGCGAGGCGTGCGCTTGAGGATGCGGAGAGGGAGCTTGCGAAAGCCGAGGAAGAAAAAGACACGCTTGCGATTGACTGCAATCGTCGCGCCGTGAATCGGTTTTCAGAATTATGCAAGGCAGAAGAGCTATCCGAGTTGAACAATTCAAAACAAAACATTGTATGAACATCATCAAACTAATCACCATCCCGATATGCTCGATCGCGTGGGCAATCCTGACAATAGCTTGGGCAATAGACCGCGCCGAAGGGGAAACTCTCAAGGAATACATCACGAAACAAATACTATGATACCAAACGAACGACCAACGCCGATCACCGATGCGGTATTATTGAATATATGCGGTCACACCGATATTGTAGAAATATGCGGTCACACCGATATTGTAGAAGCCGACTTCGCCCGCACCCTCGAACGCTCACTCGCAGAGCGAACGGAGGAAAGGGATGAGCTTGTCGAGCGGTTTAGAAAAGAAATAAAAAAGCGACAAGAAACACAAAGAGCGAACGCAATCATTGATGCACAAATCCTCGCAGAAGTCACCGCCGAGCGGGATGCGCTGAAACACGCTCTGATTGAACTTGAGGCGGCAGCGGAAGCGTATGCGGCAGATCAATCGCGGGCAACGGATAGCCGCTGTGGGCTTGTTCAGCCGATAACCGTAGAGGACGGCAATCGCCTATTGTCCGCGCTGAAAGCAGCAAACGAACTTACGAAATGATAGAAACGCCCGAACATCTCCGCCGCGAAATCGCCTATCGAGTTGATGAGCGGATCGGCATTATGACGCTAGGTGCGCTGCCGTCTAAGTCGGTTGTCGAGTTTGCGGAGAACGAAGCGCGGGAGTGGGCGCAGAAGCACTATCCTGAGCTTTTAGACAAGTCGGATGAAAGCCTTAACAAGTGAGCGGGCGCGATACTTGCGCCACACTCCATCGCCACTCTCTGAGTCGCGTTCGCCTTTGCCGTTAGTGTTGCCCTCGATTGCGGTTATTTCTCCGCGCTCGCTATCCTCTGCGACAATTCCGATGTGCGAGAAGTCAAAAACCACTATATCCCCACGGAGGCACGGCTCATTTTCACCTAGAACTTGCAAGCCTTCATCCTTTGCCCATCGGATGAAGTCAAACGCGCCAGTTGTGCGCGGTCTGTAAAACTTGGCGATTTGTTGAACGCTTGGCGATTTCAGCCACTCGCGGATAATCCAGCAAATGAACGCAGCGCACCACGGCCAAGCGCCCGGCAATGTCCAAGTCGCTGACTGATACTCGCGCACCCTTGGCCCGCAATTATTGCCACCGATTTCTCGCGTGCCGATTTCCTTTTCAGCGATGCGGGCAAGTGCGTCTCGCGCGTGTTCCGGCGACAAGATTGCTAGGCGTATTTCCTCACTTGGCATACCCGCGAATGTCGTTTTCGAGTCTGTTGCCGTCAACGCCTAGAACTATCGCCTTGCCGTCATAGGAAAGCGTAGCACCGTGATAGGTGACTCCAGCGCGGTATTTAACCGCCGAGCAGCTTGTGAGGTAAAGGCACGCGAGGATTGCGAAAACGGCGAAGATGAAAGCCGATGCGATGCGTCGGGGGTCGTTAAGAAATGGGTTCATGGTTTTGGTTGTTTGATTGCGTCACGGGCGACAACAAAGCCGCCGCCGATTGCTGCTGTTTCGAGAACTTGTCCGACAAGATAAATCC